AAACTGGATGGTGTTAATGTACCTCCAGTGATATTCTCATACATCATCATAGCCCTAAGTGTGTACTTTAGGCTAATAGTCTTATCATTAATTGTTATTTCCATATCGTTATTCTATTAAAAAAAAATAATGGGGATACTGGAAATCCAGTAGCCCCCATTTATCCTAATTATCAGCCACCAGTTTCAAAGCCAGCGCTACCACCAGAGCTACTGCTCTTGGAGAATGTCTTAGTAGCTACCGTACTAGAAACACCATTCTTTATAGCTATAGCTTTAATAATTGTGGTAACAAAAATAGTTACAGGTGATGTGTATTGAATGCTACTTGATGAAGGTGTACTACCATCATTAGTATAGTAAATCTATGCACCAGAATCTGCACTCATTGTTACTGTTGTATTTTCAGTAAAAGGCGTAACACCAGTAATGGTAGGAGCATTTAAAGTAGTATCTACAGGAGTTGACGAAGATGTATTATAAATAGTAAACCATCTCTTCTGTTCTGGATTCTCATTATCTCCATTTTCGTGATATACTTCAATTGTACTATAATTTAAATTACCAGTCCACGTTGCAGTCGTGTTACTTGAATTATAGGTTAATTCTTCCTCTTCATTTGTACCATAATGGAAGGAAACACAAGTCATATTGCTACCAGTAACGCTCATAGATGTTAATGGTTGGCTTATTGTTACAGAACCACCAGAAACATCATAAGAAGTACCATTGATGGTTACATTGTTATTGTAACTAGCTAGCCCATAAGTTGTAGTAGAACCACTATTTGAAGTGCCGCCAGTATTAGACGAACTTCCAGATGATGAACTACCCGCTTTAGCCAAAGCCCCAGTTCCAGTTAGTGTTACTGAATAGGTTGCATTTTCTCCATTGTTAGCATTAGCGACCAATGATGTTATATACACCTTACCAGAATAGTAATGTGAGCCAACTGTCCAGTTAGCTAAATTACCATCTGCTACAGTAAGTGTACCAGCATCTGTTTTCAAACCGAATCTTACAGTAATAGCCTAGCCAGCAATCATAGCATCAAACATATCACTATAGGCTTCAGATGTATAAAGATTCTCCGAAGTGATTTCCCAACTATATTTTGATATTTCATTACCACCCCAGATACCGTGATCTTTACTGGAAACATCTGAAGTTTCAGCAGTAATGGTTAGCGTGTGATTTGTGGCATAAGCATAACTTCTACCATTGCTATCAAATAGCATTAGGTCTTTTCCTTTTATAATTCTATTTGCCATATTTATTTCTTATTTATCATAGACTAAAATTGTATCTTCTGGATAAAAGCATTATTACTATATTCTTCACTGGCCATAGTAATAATAGTATCTCTTATTTCCATATCTTCAAAAGTAACATACTGTTTTTCAAGTAATTGCCTTACTTCATTTGCTATCTATACCCCTTTGAAATAGGTATCAGTAATGATATTCACTTCAAAGGATACTTCATCTTCATAGTATCCATCTTTACACCCACTGCTAACCATACTATTCCTTTTATAAATAATAAAAGGGAATTTAGCATCATTATCGGCTATCAATGGATATACGTCTACATTTGTAAACTTCAAAGCAGAATAGATGTATTTTCCTATATTAAGTGTATCAATCATTTACCAGTTCTGTTTTAATAATAATCTATTGCTATTGCTTATCTGGTTCTATATCTAGGATTCTATACTACTTTCCATTCCATAGTATCCTATAGTATTCCTATATTGGTACATAGTTTCTTATCTGGAATGTCTTAGTATAGCTATAGAAAATTTCATCATTTACCATACTTCTATTACCCCCAGTATGTACCAATCTGGCTTTGGTTGTATAGATGTTCACCCAGTCTGTAGTTTCTTCACCAAAATCATTGGTGGTTATATCTGGCTACAGTATATCTATCCTTTCCGTTAATAATCCAGCCCTCATTATGCTAAGTAGTAATGTTTATATAATCCCAGAAGATAATCTAATGTGTACGGTACTTTGATTACAGTACTATAAGCGGTTGGTTCTCTGTTTGCATACAGATTACCTACCACTAAAAGGATGGAATGAATGATAGCAGATGGTAAAGCACCATCTACTACCAAATCATCCAAAGCTATGTCCAGATGCTTTGAAACGGCATCTTCAGCTACTGTAATCAAATCCGTTATATAGGTATCATCCCCAGTATAGGCATTATCTATATTCAGGTGTTTCTTCGCTTTCTCTAATGTAGTAAACATAGCTTCAATCCATTAATAACAGTATTAATCAGTAGCAAGGGTTTTTGCCACAAATGCATCTGCACGTCTAGGCTTTGCATCAAAGTAGGCATTAACCACTAATCTTACTTTTCCGTTAGTAGCTTGTGAATATGGGTCTATGGTTAAATCAATACCACCCCATTGGCCGATTACATAATCTTCAAAGTTACCTACTACGATACCTTTACAAGCAGAAGTACTAAGTACTGGGATACCATCTACTTCATTTCCTTCCATTACGAATAAACCACTACCAGAATCCTTAGAAGTTGTTTTAAGACTAGCCTTAATAGCAGGTGATACAATATACTTAATATCACCGTTTACATCGGCTTCCTCTAAAGTCTGGATAAGTCCTACCATAGTAGCATAAGATGTATCTTCTATTTCCTCTGCATTATAGAAGAATCCTTTAGGTTGTGTGGTACTTCCATTAGCATCACCTAAGATGGTAGCTTCTAACTTATTGGAAATAGCCTTTACTATATCGTTTCTTAAAAGTGCTTCTGCACTAACAGAATCTTGTAAAAGGAATTGCTTAGATACATCCAGATAGGCAGTGATACGCTTAGGCTCTAAGGTTACTTCACTGAATGTACCAGCACCATCACTAGCACTAGCGATTTCGCCAGCCCATCCTACATTACTTCCACTGTAAGCAGGAATAGATACATTACCAACTAATCCGGTCATATAGTTTGCTCCGGCTTCAACCATCACCAGGTTTGCCCTAAGTGGTTCTAGAATGTTTAATTTATCTTCTGCTACAATCTCCTAGCCAGCAGTGGCTACAGTTGCTTGTACTGCACTTCTTTCTTCTACTGGAAGTACGATCTGGCCACTATATGATAAGCCAGCTTTACGCATTTCAGAAATACCATCATTTACCATTTCTTGACTACGTTCGTCTAATTGTCTGTTGTTGGCTACATCATTGATAGCCTTTAAAAGTGAAAACTTTTCCATACTTCTTTTAATCGTTTGTTTACTTAATTTCTCGTTTAATGTCCTAATCTCATTATCTACATCTTCCATCTGTTTCTTCAGTCCATTATATTTTTCGGTTTCTTCAGAATCTAACTTCCTACATTCCTTTTCTGCATTAGATATAATGGCTTCAGCTTGTATCTTCAACTGGTTACGTTTGTCTAAAAGTTCCACGCTATTCATAATTATTCTAATCCCTCTCTAAGTTGTTTGAAGTAATCTTCCATTTCTTTCTTATCTTTGGCTTTTGCTTCATCTAAGCCCCTAGTATCTACACTAACAGTAGTAGCATCATAAGCAGCCCTATATACTGGTGATACATCAAACAGTTCATTAATGATACTAATGGTTCTTAGATAACTACCATCATTTCTTTTAGTCCATCTATCTTCACCTACTTTGAAGGCAAAACTGGAAGCATTAATATCACCTCTTTTTAATCCTTCTAACAGTTCATCACCCAGATTGGTATTAGGGGCTTCAAAGCTATATCTAAGCCCAATGTCATCTACTTCTAAGGTAAGACTACCTACACCAAACTTACATCTGGCTAGTACACCCTTATCTTCATTGTGATTCAGTAAACAAAGTACATCGGATTTGGGTACTACACCTTCCAAAGCAGTAGGTTCTATAACTTCAGTGAATCCCCCTAAATCTCTGGATTCACTATTAAACACTACAGCATAGCCTTCTACCAGTCTGGAATCTGGCTATACCGAAATGTTTTCTTCAAACATTCTTCTTTCTTTCATACTATTACAAATTATTGTTTAACATCTTCATTCTGGATTCTGTTATCAGAAGGTACATTCTGGGAAGCCTTTTTTACTTCCATCAAATTCACCTATACAAAGTGGGAATCCCCACCTTCTATGTACGGTAAATCTATTTCCTTTCTTATCTCGTTACAACTAACCACACCTATATTAAACAGGGTACTGTAATATGTGGCTAAGGATTGCTTATCAGCCCTAAGCAGTCTGGAAGTGTCGAAGCGTACATCTATAGTATCCTTTTCGGATGGTTTGTATAGTTTCCTTTCAAACTCTAATTCCAGTTTCTCCAGTAAAGGGGATAGGGTATCAGTGAGGAAAGAAAGGTTAGTGGCTTCTACAGTCGAATAACTGGAATGGGTCAGATCAAAAGCCTTCACTGGGGATACACCAAAGAATCTGCATATATCTATTACATTAAACTATCTGGTTTCCAGTAATTGTGCATCTGAAGGATTAACGGTAATGGGCTTAAACTCCATATTACCTTCCAGTACTGCTACACCATTTGGCTAACCAGTAGAAGGGCTAAAAGCAGTTTGCCAACTGGATTTAAGGTCTTGCTTCTGCTTAGTGGTTAAGGTGCTTTGTACGGTAAGGATACCAGCCAGATTAGCACCGCCTTTGAAGAATCCGCTAGCGTGTGCTTCTGAATCGGCAGCCAGTCCTAGTGTGTTCTTTGCGTGTGCCAGTGTCGATATTCCAGTAATACCATCATAGCTAAAGTTAAGTATATGAATCATATTGCACGATTCTATAACATTGCTTAAACCAGTAACGCTATAAGCCACATTATCCCCCAAAGTTTTAGGGGTAATGATAGTTACTAGTTCGGATGGTATGTAGTGCAAAGCAGTAGCATTACCTTCATTATCTCTTTCTATGTAGGCAAATCCGTTACCTTTAAGAAGCGTACTTACTACCAGGGTCTTTATGAAAGTAAATCTGGTCATTCTCTGGTTAGGCTCACTATTCAGAAGCCTATAGGTAGGATGGGAAGTAAACTTTACTTTGTACCCATTGGTATCCATCTTATAGGGTTCTAAGGGTAGCTATGCCACTGAATCAGATATTACTTCCACACACCGATAAACAGTACTTAGTAACATTGCCTTACTGGTAGAATAGGAAGCACCGCTATTATACATTAGATAATCAA